TCTAGATTTTTCCACTTTTAATTTAAAATTATACCCAATTACTTCGTCACCATCTTTTTCTTGTGATCTTCCAATGAAAAAAATTGTATCAGCCGATAAATAAATACCAGTGCCACCGCTCATAATTGTTTTTGCAAACAGGCCTTGTTCTTCATAAACATGATTAATTACAATCATAGGTACATCATTAATATGTAATAAAGGAGTTATCATTCTAAATAAACCTTTAATCGCTTTCGCTCTTGACATATCTGCTTTTGAAGATTCTGCTATTGCATCATCTAGTTCTTTTTTAGATGCACAATTACCCAATGAATCAAAAAATACAATTACTTTATCTTCTCGTGTAATTGATTTTAATTGTTTAACCAGTTCAAACTTAGCTTCTTCAATATGTTCAACCATTGCATGGATTACACGTTCTGGATCAATCCCATTTGCTTTTAAATAAGCTGGAGTTAAACCATGTTCAGAATCTATAAAAATGCAGGTACCATCTGGATATTGTTTTAAATATGCCGATACTAATCTTAAGCCTAACATTGATTTATAATGTTTTGATGGACCAGCAAGAATTGTTAGTCCAGAATGAAACCCACCTATAATATCACCTGAGCAAGCAATATTTAATGCTGGTACTGCGGTTTTGATTGAGTCTTTATTATTGAATACTGCACTGTTTGCAAGTGTATCAATGTGAGTTAAAGTTGAGTTTGCGATTAAACGATCTCTAAGTGTATTAGAGACAGATACGCCTGTAGCTTTTGCCATGATATTCTCCTAGTTGTTTAGTTTATAGCTATTTTAATTACTATGGGTTGCAATCCCATACATATATTTATACAAAGAAAGAAGATAAATCAGCCGTATCTTCTACCTTCCAATTACATGCTTTGGTAGTTAATTTAATAGAATCTAAGAAAACCTTATTCCATAATTCTTGTTTATTAACTTTTGAAATAACATACTCTTCTAATTCATTTGGTAAACCACTTGCAGGGTATGCTAAATATAATGAATTAAATTTATTAGGTACTTTTAATGGTAGGACTGAAATTTTATCTCCATCTTTAATTCCATTCTTATGAAGTTTGTTATATGCTAATGCGCCTTTAACATGTGATTGTGCACCTTTAGTAGGATTACCTTTTGAATCAGCATATTTTTTAACCCCATTAATCGAAGTTGATCCAGCAATCACGTCATAGGTTTGTGATTTAAATACTCTTTCAAAATCTTCAATATACTTAATTAAATTATCATTATTTTCTTGTAAAATAATTCTTGTACATTCAGTCATTGCATCTTGCACAAATTCAGGGGTAGATGATTGTTGAGATTCTAATCCCATAATTTTTACTTTTGGGTTAGTATATCTGATACCTTCTTTATCTCTTACATTTGCTGCATATTTTTTGGATGAACGCCAAAATGCTGTATCACAAATTAATTCTCGTTTAAAATTAATTCTATTTTCATATGAATTAGTATAACTAGTTATTCTTGCTGTAGTTTCATCTAAATATTTTGATAATTTTTCTTTACAAAATTTGTCTAATGCTTCTACGGTTTCTTCCACTGGCTTATTTGGTAAATATTTTTGAACAAAATCATCAATACAAAAATATACAGAATCAGTATCAATTGCAATACATCTATCTTTTTTAATTCCAGTCATTTTATCAAAATACTTATTTAATTCTTGCTCTACATATCTAATAATTAATCGACCACACGCAGTAACTGCCTCAGCATTATCTAAATTATAATATCTAAAGTATGGAGAACCTAAAATACCATAAAGTGAATTAATACTATATTTTGCTGCCATTTGAAATACTTCTTCAATCGTTGCAAGATCTTTATATTCTTGTTTTTTATTTTTATCTAATTCTTTATCGGCTAATGCTTCATATTCAAGCTGTTTTTTCTTATGAATTTTTCTTGAATCAAATACTTCTAAAGCAGCTCCCGGTACTACACCTTTAAATTCTTTTGTATATTGCATACCATTAGCAGCATAGGTCAAATCTGAATTTGGTATCTCTGTTGAAAGATTTAATAATAATTCTATTAATTCTTCTGGGGCTTTATTCATAATGGTTTCTGGTGAAATATTGTATGTATTCAAAATTAAAGGATACAGTGACGCAGCATCAAAAGAAATAACCCAACGATAAAATCCAGGTCTTACTTCTTTTACATATGCGCCTTTAAATTTTACTTTTTCATTTCTTTTAACTTTAGGTACTACAATATTTTTATCTTTCAAAATATTAAAAATAATTGCATCCCAAGTTCTTACTGGGCTTAATACATCTCTAAAATTAATATGACTCTTATATGCAACAGCTGCTACGTGTAACATTAAATTCAGTTTCACATCTAATCTTGTTACAAGCCAAACGTCTTTAATGTTGTAATCAACATAGGTTTGTGGATCAGAATCAGATAACTCAGCATGAGTCATTTTAAATTGGATTTTCTTTTCACCAAGTTCTACTTTTGAAATATAATCAAGACTATAAAATGCTCTTGGTTCATAAGTAAACTTTTTATATAAATCACTATAGTCTAATAAACTAATACCATAAAGATTTAAATTAATAATATCATTCCCGTATTTGTCATGGGTTTGTTTTTCATATATGATATTCCAAGGTGATAATGTTTTTGCATTAGTTTCACCAAGGTTTAGTTTTAATCTTTTGTAAATTGTTACTAAGTCAAAGCTGTTACTATTCCACCCAGTTACAATATCAGGATAATTTTCTTTCCAATGTTGTAAAAATTTAGTTAATAGTTCTTTTTCACTACCGCAAAATTTGTAGATAGTATTTTTGGTAATAGATTCATCTGATTCATGCAATTTAGATTTTGATTTATCCCAGAGCTTAGTAGAAAAAACATAGAACTTCTTTGTGATGCTATCATACATTGTAAGAGCATCAATTGGAAATTCAGATTTTACTGGATCAGGGAATTGATCAGGAGAATAGACTTCAATATCAATATAGACAATTCTAATTTTTGATGTGTCGTATTTTATTTCACCAGGAAATGCATCAGCGATATATGCAAAGTTAAAGTCTTGCATACCTAATACATCTATTTGAGTTGTTTTACTTTGTTCAACCCACTCAAGACAATCTTTAATTGAACCAAATTTTACTGGTGCACAAAAATTATTGTAAATATCTTTGTATTTTGTTTCTTTTTGACAATTTACAAAGAGTGTAGGTTTATAAGGAATTTTTTCTTTAAAAGATTTTCCGGCATCATTTATACCTCTTAGAAGAATATTATCTCCAGAGACATGTACGTTGGTGTAAAACATTTATTATATCCATGATTAATTATTCATTATAACATAATATGATCAAAAATAAACTTTAATCTTATTCAAGCATATTAGGGGTTTTATTTTTTCCAATAACATATTTATGATTCAGAATCCAGCCACCTTCAGTAGCATCTTTATAAGATATAACTCTAAACTTATTTTCTCTTTTTGATGGAAACTGTTCAGGTTTTACAATTGTGCATAAATTCCACTCTTGTAATAGTTTAGCTATATCATTTCTACGCTCAATATCTTCTTCAGTAATATCTACTGTACGTCCGTCAAGTTGCAATAACTCTTTAAAATGAACAATATAGTGTAACTGACGCTTTTGTAAAATGTGACAAGACTGACAAATAGTTTTTGTCTTAGCATTAGCTATTCCCATCCTTTGAAGGGTTTCTCTAATCTTTAAAAAAGCTTGGTCATCGGCAAGTTTAATTTCTAACATATTTTCTATCATTATAATAATCCTATACAAAATTTACATTATTGTTATTATTCTATTTATATCCTATTTTCGCCCACCGAATGAGGTAAGTCTTCTTTCTATTTGATTTACTTGGTCTTCTGATAATCTATTTATTATCCCGATTGCTTTCTGTTTACTACATTTATAGTATTGGATTATGTATTCTAATTTATTATATTTCTCTTCCTTACCCCATTTCTCATATCTTTTACCGGCCTTCAGAGCATGGAAATAATAATCATATTGCATCTTCTTAGGTAGATCACAATAGAGATTCATTTTATATGTATAAGGAACATCAGATAAAGATTGTGAAATTCCTCTATTAATGACAAATGGAATATATTGTTTTTCTATTTCATCATCTACCATTATATATTTTTTAGTAGTTAATGAGTTGATAAAATCAAAAGGAGAAAGTTTACTCATTATTAATCTCTTTTTTGGTAAATATATGTCCATTATTACATTGACAATTAACATTTCTTATATGAGGATCTCGATTTACATTATATTCATGATTATATTTACATACCCATTTATTTTTTTTCCATTCAACCTGTGTCATATCTAATGGACATAGTATTTTTCCGCCAGGATCTTTAGGTTTATTAAATATCTTATCCCAATTATTATCAAATTGTTCTTTAGGTACACTTAATGGTCTTGGTTTATCACCTTTACCCATTTATCTTTCCACCATACATTTTAATTGCATCATCTAACGAAGGAACCTTTTCCCATAAAATATTTCCCATACTACCTTGTTTAGCTTGGTATAAAATTCCATCTTTATATGCTATTGCAGGACTCACAGAAAAAACTTCTGTAGGAGAAATTGTCCAAGTCAACATATTTAAATCAAGTTCTAAGGTTTTATTATCATTAGGATCTTTCATATTACTTCCATTTCAATTCAGTCATACAAAGCACAGCAAGATATCGTATATGTATTTCCATATCAGGTACTTGACTTGCATATTTGTTATTATCACCAAGTATTTCTATAAGAGTTGGGATACTACTTTTATCTACTACATTTATCGCTTTATCATAAAAAGATCGTAAGAAGTTAGGATAGTCAGATGCAAAGCGTGGGACCATCTGGTTGACCACAACGAATTTTTTATCGCGTATAGCACTAATGAACTCACTTATAGTATCTGCATTACCAAGGACTCCTAGGATGCCTTCATCAATTACATTTTGATTGGTACGAGAATAGTTTTGTAATTCAATCATTAATTGACGATTATCAGGGTAACGAAGTTTACATAATTCACCTATAATTCTAGGATTAGTTACAGTTACATTTTCTTTCTTTAATATATCTAAACAACGCATTGTCATTTGTTTTAATATACTAACTCTTTCTTCTTCCGGAATAATAAATGTATGACGTTTTAATCTTGATCTGATTTGTTCAATAATATTATTTGCATAATTACATGTTAAAATGAATCTACAATTTCCACTAAACTCTTCGATAAACCCACGAAAAGCTTTTTGAAAGTTATCACTACAATTATCAAACTCATCTAGGATAACAATTTTTTTATTACCATGTAAAGATATAGTAGATGCAAATTGTCTTATTTCTATTCTTAATGTATCAATACCACTTGCTTCAGAAGCATTAATAAAAAGAACATCTGCACCAATATCATGACATAAAGCTAATGCAACCGTTGTTTTACCAGTTCCACCTTTAGTAGATTCTAATAACATATTATTAATTTCACCATCTTTAACTAATGTTAAAAATGTTTCTTTCATTGCTTTAGGTAAAATACATTCTTTGATAGATTTTGGTCTATGTTTAATTTCCCATAGAAAATCATTTGGACTTTCATTCATGTTATATTCCTCATTCAATTCAAAATAAAAAGTGATGGTAGGGCATTCTCCTACTCGCGGTCATGCAGTGGTTGTTCAATTACTTGGCACGTTCGTGGCTCCTCACGACAGCATCACTTATTGGGTGGAGTGTGGAATTGATGGGATTCCATTTATAACAGAAAGGACATTTTAAGTCACTGTCACTCCATAAAACTTATTCTGTATAATATGATATTTTTTCTACTGCTACCATATATTCAATACCATCAGTTGTTGTAAATTTAGAAATACCTTTTGCTAAATCTACTTGATAGTCATCACGAACTAATTTAAGATTTTCATGATTAATATAAAATTCATAATCTGCTTTAGAATCATCTTCACCAACAATTAAAGAATATTCATTGGCAGATGGATTTTTCGGATCTACAGTTTTAATAATAATTTTTTTATTATCTTTTGTAATACATAACATTGGAAGATTTAATGTATTAACTGCTTTGAATAATTTATCTAATTGATCTTTACTTAATTTAAATGATACACTTGCTGAACGTTTCTCAGAGGGAAAATCAATTTTTGCTTTTGGTGAAGCAATAATATCTTTTTCACCATACGTATATACACATGAAGAAGTATCATCTCTAATTGTTACAGAAGTTTCTCCGATAGTTAAATCAGGGTCATTAAACAATTCAATTACTTTTAATAATTCAAATAAATCATAAATTGCTAAATCTGTAGGAAATTTTTCATCTGCTTCAGCATATGAAATAATATTTTCACTTACTGACATAGTTTGAAGTAAAGAACCTTCAGGAATATAAATTGATGGATTAATTGTTGCATAATTTTTTAAAATATCAACTGTACGTTTACTTAATTTCATTATTTATTTTCCTCTAATTCTTTTAGATAATTTTCAACACATGTCGCATATCCTGCAATATCATGCCAAGAATCAATATGATTTGGATTTCCTAATAATAATCTACCAATTTTAACCGCAAACATATCTAATGCTTCTGTCATAGGTGGAGTATGTTTATCAGTAATATATTTTCTAAATGTTTTTTTAATATCATCTTGACAAGCGGTCATTACTGGATATAACCCATAATTAGAACCTCTTTCAGATATAGTTTTTTCTATTCCATTTTCTTGTGTTTTTGAGAGGGCTGTACTTCTAATTTTTGCCATATAGATTCTCCAAGATTAATTTAATCATTCATTTATTATAACACAATTTATAATATTTTAAACATTCTCTTCTACATATGAAAAGTTTCCACGTTTAACCATCGCAATATGATTATCAAACATAGTTCCATCTATTTTTTCATTATGGGAAATAATAAAAATATTATCTTTTAGATCATGTAATATCTTCATAATAGAATCCACTCCATCTTGATCGGCGGCAGAGTCCATGATTTCATCCATAATTAAGATATTAAATGCAGAAGCATTCTTTAATTTAATTAATTCTCTCCAAGTAAATAGAATTGCTAAATCAATACGCATTTTCTCTCCTTGAGAAAATGATGCATAGGAAAAGTCATCACGACCACGAGACTTAATTACCTCATTAAACTCACTATCTAATTCAAATTTATAATTTGCATCCATTATATTTAAAAAGTTATTAATTAATTGATTTATTATGGGTATATATTGGCTAATAATTCTTGCTTTAATACCAGAATCTTTAAGTAATAATGTAACAATACTATGACAATGCTTCTTGTCATTAATAGTAGTTTTCTCTTTTAATAATATTTTAGATTGTTCTTCTAATTCAATAATATTAGTTTTATCTATAGTTTTTGCTTCATTAGAAATTTTATTAATATCTTCATATAGGTTATCTATTTCTTTTTTCCAACTATTAATATGCAAATTATTATTATTAACTAATAATTGAATTTCAGATTTTTTATCTATAATCTTATTATTTTTTTCTTTTTGTTTTACTAATTCTTGTCTAGTTGATTCTAATTCAGATTCTTTTTCTTTTGCAATATTAACTTCATCAGTATATTGTTTTATTTTCATTTCAATAAATTCTTTATCAATACCCTGTTTACAAGTAGGACATTTTGCATGTTCTTCAAAGAATCTAATACCTTTAGTAATGTTCTTTGTTTCATTTTGTTTAGTTAACAATTCTTCAGTAGTTTTACTTAAAGAAGAAACATCTATCAACATAGAATCTAATTTTTTAATATTTTCTGCATGTTTAATATTAGATAAAACTGCTTGTTCAGATTTTGATATTAAAGGTTTTATCTTTTCTTTAATTTCATTAATTTGTTTAGTTTTATCTTTTTTAATTTCATTAATATGTTGTTTACGTAATGTAAGTTCATTAGTAAGTTTCTCTAACTCAATAGAAGTTTTTTCTCCTGATACAACTATAGTATCAATTAGTTTTTTATTATTTTCAGACATTTTTGAGAAGACTTCAATATCTAATAAATCTTCTACAATAGAACGACGATCAGCAGGTTTTAATTGCATAAATGGAGTGAACCCAGCAGTACCAAGCGCAACAATTTGTTTTGCTGTACGGTAGGTCATTTTAAGAATATCTGTTTCTAATAATTTTTGATAATCACGAACGTTAGACTCCATATCCATTGGAGTACCATCTACATGAATTTCAAATACTGCTGGTTTAATACCACGTTTAATATAATAATTATGTTTATTATCTATATTAAACCAGAGTTCTACCTCTAGATTCTTTTTATTAATAGCATTAATGAGTTGATTCTTATTTACATCACGATATGGTTTACCATAAAGTGCAAAAATAATAGCTTCGATAACAGTACTCTTTGAAGCACCATTACGTCCAGATATTAATGTTGTATTATCTTTATTAAGTTCTAATTCTATTCCATTTGCACCAACAGATAGAATATTTTTATAACTTATTTTTTCAAGATTAATTCTCACCTATACCTTCTTTATATAATGCAGTCATAATTTTTTTAATTT